ACTAGATTGCACAGTTGATTCCCTACTGGAACGGCGCCATGATACCACTATGTTGAAAGAAAAGAATCTTTCTATGGCTGCCAATGGCTATTGTTTCTCTCGTGAATCACAGGGCTTGTTCCCAGAGATCACACAGAAGTTTTTCGATGATCGGCAGAAGTATAAGAAGCTGATGAAAGATGCCGAGCGGGAATACGAGAAGACAAAGAATCCTAAGTTGCTGAATGATATCTCCAAGTACAACAACTTCCAGATGGCGAGAAAGATTCAGTTGAACTCTCTGTTTGGTGCTATGGGTAATAAGTACTTCAGATATTTCGATGAGCGTATTGCCGAGGGTATCACCTTGACTGGTCAGTTTATCATCCGAGAGACTGCAAAAGCCCTTGACGTATATCTCAATAAGTTTGTCGGCACTGAAGGTGTTAACTACTCTTTCTATTCTGACACTGACTCTTGTTATGTCACACTTGATCCTCTGGTAGAAAAGCATATGAAGCATATGTCCAAAGACCAGATAATTGATGCGATTGACAAGCTGACCACAGACAAGCTAGAACCTGCAATCAACAAAGCAATGGCTGACATCTGTGGCTACATGAATGCATATGATGAGAAGATATTCTTTAAGCGAGAAGCAATCGCTGACACGGGTATCTGGATAGCCAAGAAGCGGTACGCTCTGAATGTGTACGACAACGAAGGTGTACGATACAAAGAGCCAAAGCTAAAGGTTATGGGCTTAGAGATTGTTCGTTCATCTACGCCCGCACCAGTTCGCAAGTCACTTAAAGAAGCCGTCAGGCTGTGTCTTGTGTCTGATGAGAATGACTTGCAAGATTTTGTCGAGAAGACATGGCAAGCATTCAAAGAGATGACTCCTGAAGAGATTGCTTTCCCTCGTGGTTGCAACAATCTTGCCAAGTACTCATCTTCATCCAATATATATTCTAAAGGTACTCCAATGCATGTTCGTGGTGCGTTGATGTTCAATCACCAATTACGTGGTGCTAAATTGACTGGTAAGTATCAAGAGATTCGTGAGGGTGACAAGATTAAATTCATATATCTCAAAGAGCCAAACATCATCTTTGAGAATGTCATCGGATTCAATGGTAAATTACCTCCTGAATTTGACTTGCATAGATACGTGGATTATGATATGATGTTTACTAAAGCATTCATTGAACCAATGAACACAATCACGAGTGGTCTTAATTGGAATGTTCGCCCAGTTGCATCACTCGCTGGTTTATTTTCTTAAAAAAACAAAGGTATATATTATGAACATCATGGATAAACTGAAAAGCAATTCAACCATCAAAGAGAGTTCCGTACTGACAAAATCCAAATTCTTTGGAGCAAAAGATTTAATTCAAACTTCAGTCCCGGCATTGAACGTGGCTCTCAGTGGTAAGCTAGACGGTGGATTGACTCCTGGTCTGACAGTATTTGCTGGTCCATCAAAGCATTTTAAGACAGCATTCGCAATGCTATTAGCTAAGTCTTATCTAGACAAGTATGATGATGGCGTGATTTTGTTTTACGATTCTGAGTTTGGTGCACCACAGGGATACTTCACCAGTTTTGGCATTGACACTGACAGAGTTGTCCATACACCCATTACTGACATTGAACAACTAAAGCATGATGTAATGTCTCAGATGAATGGCTTCGTCCGAGGTGATCATGTGATGATTATCGTAGACTCTGTTGGCAACTTAGCATCAAAGAAAGAAGTTGATGATGCACTTGATGGTAAGTCTGTTGCTGATATGACACGAGCCAAACAGATGAAGTCTCTGTTCAGAATGATTACACCCCACTTGACTATCAAAGATATTCCTGCCATCGTGGTCAATCATACTTACATGGAAATTGGTATGTTTCCCAAAGCAGTTGTTTCTGGTGGCACAGGCATCTACTACTCTGCGGATAACATCTTCATCATTGGTCGCCAACAAGAGAAAGCTGGTACTGATGTCGTTGGTTATAATTTCATTATCAACGTGGAGAAATCAAGATTCGTCCGAGAGAAGTCTAAGATTCCACTTGAAGTCACGTTTGAAGGTGGTATCAGTAAGTGGTCAGGGTTGATAGATATGGCAATTGAATCTGGTCATGTGATCAAACCTTCCAATGGTTGGTATCAGATTGCGGCGAATGGGGAAGATGGTAAGAAGTATCGTAGAAAAGAAACTGACTCTAAAGACTTCTGGATTCCAATTCTCTCTGATAAATCTTTCAACGACTGGATAGAACATAGGTATGTCATCTCAAGTGAAAGCATTATGCATGAAGAAGTGACATCGGATGATGTGGCAGCGGCATATACTGATGAGTAATGGAGGTGTCACCAACAATACATACGAATGTGATAAATGTTTGGGTACTATTGTTGACATGCAAGCGGCTTTGTGTTTTAATAGTCTAGATAAAGATTTATATCTATGTGAACCCTGCATAGAACTAATACGAAAAGAATTTATAGAGGCTGAAAAAGTAAATGGATAATATTGAGCAGATTATAATTGCAAACCTTTGCCATGACGAAGAGTACATACGAAAAGTAATTCCATTTATGAAAGAAGAGTACTTTGGCGAGCCACAAACTCGCCAGGTATTCAATGCTGTCAGTGGGTTTGTAGAGAAATATAATTCTGTTCCATCTAAATCTGCATTGCTTATTGCACTACAAGATAACCGTGCGGTCACGGAAGACCTTTACGGAGAATGTGAGACTCTGATTAATGCGATGCAACCTGAAGCTGGCATGGAGAAAGCGTGGCTATTGGACGAGACAGAGAAATTCTGTAAAGACAAAGCACTATACAATGCCATTATGAAATCTATTCAGATCATTGATGGCGCCGACAAGAAATTTGACAAGGGTGCATTGCCAAATATTTTATCTGAAGCACTTGGTGTGGGCTTTGATAACAATGTGGGTCACGATTATCTAGGAGATACAGATAGTCGATATGATTTTTATCACCGCGTAGAAGAAATGATTCCATTCGATCTTGACTACTTCAATCGTATCACGGATGGTGGTCTGAGAAATAAGACTCTCAATGTCGCATTGGCTGGAACCGGTGTTGGTAAGTCACTTTTCATGTGTCATATGGCAGCCGCATGTATCGCACAAGGTAAGAATGTGTTGTACATTACATGTGAGATGGCAGAAGAACGCATTGCTGAACGAATAGATGCCAACATGATGAACGTGGCTATCGGTGATTTGAAATCTCTTTCCAAGAAGATGTTTGATGATAGAGTACAGAAGATAAAAGATAAAGTTGATGGTAGATTAATCATCAAAGAGTATCCAACTGCATCGGCTCATGCTGGTCACTTCAAAGCATTACTTGATGAGATGAAGCTGAAGCAGAACATGACTCCTGATATTATCTTCATCGATTATCTGAACATCTGCCTGAGCAGTCGATTCGGTGGTAGTTCTAATGCAAATTCATACACTATCATTAAGAGTATTGCAGAAGAGTTACGTGGTCTTGCTGTTGAGATGAACGTACCAATCGTCACAGCGACCCAGACTACCCGTGGTGGCTATAACAATAGTGATGTTGAACTGACTGATACATCAGAGTCTTTTGGCTTACCTGCAACCGCTGACCTAATGTTCGCTCTGATATCAACAGAAGAATTGGAAGCGCAAGGTCACATCATGGTAAAACAGTTGAAGAATCGATATAATAATGCCAATGAGAACAAGAGATTTATGATTGGTGTTGATCGTTCCAAGATGAGACTGTATGACCTAGAAGAATCCTTCCAGCAGAACATCACCGACTCTGGTAACACGGCTGATAAGAATGATAATGGCTACAATGATTCTGTTCCAGTCTTTGACAGAACTTCAAGTGCCTCTGGCTTGGATAAGATAAATTTTTGATAGTATAAATACGCTATAGAGGAGACTATTATGAATGGAATTTTTATTGGTATAATTGTGGCGATGGGAGTAGGTGGATTTTTCTACTGGGACACTACATCAAAGCAATTGACTGAGTACCAGTCCCAAGTCTTGGCATATGAGATGAAGTTTGCTGTCCAAGAAGAGACTATAAATACAATGGTAACTCAACATGAAACGCAGACAGAGGCATTGGTTGAAATGCAAACAGCCAATCAAGAGATCGTTGCCGAAAGAGACAGGTATCTGGACGTATTTCGTAGACATGACTTAGCAAAGCTGGCAAGTGCAAAGCCTGGATTGCTTGAACCTAGAGTGAATAGAGGAACTAAAGATGTATTCGACAGCCTTGAACAAGATAGTAGTTTCGACTTTAGTCCTGGTATTCCTTAGTGGATGCTCTTTTCTAAGAGCGCCACCACCCAGAGAAGTAGAAATTACAACAGTACAGATACGAACCCCAATTCGACAGCCAGTTTTACCTCGCGCTATCGATATGAAAGATCCAGAATGGTATGTAGTATCCAACGCCAATATTGACGAATTCTTAGAGCGAATAGAGAAAGAAACGGGAGGAGTATTCTTTGCGATGACTCCTGGTGACTACGAACTAATGTCCTATAATCTACAAGAAATTAAACGATTTATTAAAGAAGTGAAACAGGTGATTGTATACTACCGCGCTGTAACCCTAGATGATGAAAATGAAACCACAACTACATCAGAAGGGGAAACACAGGATGACAGAGAATAACGCAGAAGTAAGCATGACTCGTAAAGAGTATGATGCATTGAAAGCAAAAGCGGCAGGCGATGCTCCTTCAGGTGACGGATCAGCATATGATACCCGAGGTTTTAAAACAGTTGAGGGTATGGAAGATGCAGATATAAATGGCGATGGTCATATATCTATAATGGAAAATAAAATGCACTTAGAGTTCAAAAGAAAAGAACTAGAAGATGCGGATGCAATGAGAGATGCTCAACGTAAGATGGCATGGTTTGCTTTATTGGGTATGTTACTATATCCTTTCGCAGTAGTACTAGCTTCATTAGCTGGACTTAACGAAGCGCAGTCAACACTAGGATCAATGGCACCAACATACTTTGTAGCAGTAGCAGGTATTGTTGCCGCATTCTTTGGTGCTCAAGCATTCAGCAATAAAAAGTAAATAGGTGTTCGTTAAGGAAAGTATGTTCCTTGTAAGAAGATAAATACTTACATGGAGCATACATTCGTTAAACATTTTGCTAGATTAATAACAGACCACGAGCTCGGTAACGATGCAGTTGCTGAATACTTTGATATTGTACAATCCCATGTACCTGCTAAACTTGTTGTAGCATACACAGACGACCATGAAATGGTTAGTGCAGAAGTTACATTATACTCCACATCAGAAGACCGTACTATTTACGAAATAGTACTCACAGATCAAATAGATGTCAATGAAGGCGAACTTATTGCAGACGAACTTGCAGAAGAATTTGGTGACATTGATTTTGACTTCGAGACCTCCCTAGAAATATAACGGTTGACCCCAAGCCATAATCCTGCTATAATGTGTCTAAAGACGCATAAATATTAATTATAACACACTAGACAGGAACTACAATGCCATTTAATAAAACATTTAACGAAGAAGAAAAAACTCGCCTCAAGAAATTAATTGACGAAGGTATGCAAGTTACATACGAAGTTGAGACTCTCAAGGAAGGTTTAAGGGAAACTGTAAAAGCAATTGCAGAAGAAATGGACCTTAAGGCTGGCGTACTTAATAAAGCAATCAGAATTGCACACAAGGCAAGTTTCCAAGATGAATTCGATAAGTTTGATGAACTTGAAACTATTTTAGAGACTGTCGGCAGAACACTATAGCAGGTATTATGCACGACCCGTTCGAAATCTGCCCACAGGTTTTTAATGATTCAGAAATAGAATTTATTAAAGAATGTGGCCACTCAAGTAATAGCACTGAACAAACTGGAGTCCTTACAAGGACAAAAATCTCAGTAGGATTACCTCCCATGCTTGAAAACAAACTTAGGAAAGTAGTAGAAAATAGTAGCTACTCTAAATGGTTCAACTTACTTTCTCCTACAAGATTTGAGAAGTATGTACTGTCACAGTATAATGTTGGGCAGTCCTTTAAGGTTCACCATGATGTATCTCAAAACGAATTACTTAGCGACAGTAGTAACGACAGAAAAATTAGTATAATAACATTGCTTGATGATCATTATGAGGGCGGCGAGTTTTTTATGCATGACGTAGGATTAGATGATCCGTGCTTAATAACTCTGAAGCCAGGCGATGTATTATTGTTCCCTAGTTTTGTTGAGCATTCAATGAATGCTATTACATCAGGACAACGAGTATCTCTTACTACTTGGGTGTTAGGACCGCGTTGGTGCTAATTATCTTGACATTTTTAATTTATAACGTATAATAGGTATATATGAGTTACGTTGATGCATTTTACGATAAGACAAAAGACATAGTAAAAGTTGTT